GATGTTATTCTGACGGATTCATCATGTACAGGAAAAACAACCCTGCTCCCGTCCATTTCTACAAATTCTTCGTTCGACACTTCGCCTACACGGTCGGTTTTTCAGCAACACTACTGAAAGGCATCTCAAGCGTATTCAAAAAACACAACCATTGGATAACGCCAACATGGCGATACTACGTTGACGCTTACATGCTGTTGCCACCTTTTCCGGAACCGCGGACTGGTGACTTTTTTGCTGAACAGCTTACGACCTGGTTTTCGCGCGAATGGAAACATGAATGGCAAGGCAATACCGCCATATTCAAATCTTTGTGGGAAAATGCAAGTCATGAAGTCAATAGCGCCTTCAATATCAAGCCTGAACCTAAAGTGCATTCACTCATCGGCACTTTGCTTGACAATATCCCCTCTATTGGCACGTCTGGTTCTGCACCCTTGATAACTAAGACTCACATGACTCCTTTTGGGTCAATGAGACTGCGACGGAACAAGAACACCCTTCTGACACAATATTCTGAAGAAAAGATTCTTTCTTCTGTTTTGAACACACTACGTTATCCAATTAACGTTGCGACCAAGCACGAAACAGGAGGTCGGAATCGTTTGATCGCTGCTGCTCCTGTTGAGAAATACCTGCAAGACAGTGCGCTTATGGAACCTTTGGAACCATGTCTAAACACTCAACTTACGAATTTGTACATGTCATCCGAACAAGCCTTAATACAACGTGTAAACCGCTGCCGATTGACAGACACTACACTATCCAATCCACTAGACCTTAAATCATGCGAAGCGCAACAGAATCAATTTATCCTACAGAACACCCTCAAGTGTCTTTTCAAGCTAGCAACTAACGCCTTGCCGAACGCAAGCGATTTGCAACTTGTTGCTGACAAAATATTGAGTTCTTACTCTGCTGGTGGTATTGTCAAATACCACGACTTCTACACTGAGAACATACAGGGTAATCCTTCTGGAATACGCATAACACAGGTCTTTAACACTTTTTACAACTTGACGTGTCAAACGTTTGCCAACAACCGACTATCTGATTTTGGGTTCAAGCCGCTGATCTCTAACTTTGGCGTCGGAGACGACGCTGATAGCGCTGGTACTGATATTACAAGTATCATCTTGACCAAAATCTTATATAACGTTTTCAACTCTAAAGTTGCACTTAAAACAGATTGGATCGGCGTACTAACGACAGAATTCTTACGGTACGTTTACACACCACAAGGCTACTTTGGTTACCCTTTCCGCATTATTCGCGCTCTCAATTTTTCCAACCCTTATCACAATTTAACATTTTTGGAACCTGCTGAAGAGCTCGAGGCTCGTGTATCGACCTTTTTAACTTACTACTCACGTTCATTGATCTCTTTCCCTTTCCACGACTTGTACTACGATCTCAGACAATTATTCTTGAACTACAACATTATTAGTTTTACCGTTCACGACTGTTTTTCTTTAGTACACACACCAAGATCCATGGGTGGTTTCGGTGTTTTGCCTTTCTTCCCTTCACACCACACGTACCGCTACACTTTCCCACGGAAAATGCATTTCCAAATGACAAAACCACCCCCAATCACATACGATTATCCAT